CTCAATTTATTCCAGTTCTTGATGATCCTCAAGTATTAAATGATTTTACTTATCCTCATATTACTTTTACTATTTCAAATGTTGTTGTTCTTGGAAGTTCTACTAGTGGAATTAATTTAGTTGACTTTTTTATTAATGTTGGTTCATTAGCTGGAGTTTCTGATTGTTATGGTGGACGTGATATTCTTCAAGGAACAAATATTTTACCTTGTATTGAAACTCAATCAGGAGCAGGATTATTTGATTCTGTAGCAAATACTATTACATGTTCTGTTTACTTATGTAATTTAAATTGTGGTGATGAAATTTATTTTTCAGTTGGTAGAGCTCAAATTGATGTTTCAGCTGTTTCATTTTCACTTGGAATTGTTCAAAATTTTGCGCAAATTTCAAATGAAATTGATCTTATTTCAGTACCTCTTTCAAATTCTGGTGTTACAACTGCTACTTATTCAAATGCTCAAACATTAAATGATGTTGTATATTTTAGGGTTTCTATTGGTACTCTTCCAGATTTCTTAGATGCAACAACAAATACTCTTGATATTGTTCTTGATCAACTTACAGGTGATATTGGTTCTGGTGGACTTGATGTTAGAATTTTATCTGGTTCTTCTTGTGTTCCTTTACAAGCTTCTGAAGAACTTTGTCAAGGATTAGGAACAACTTTTGATTTATGTTATATTGATTATGATCCTTGTGCAACAACTGCTGCTCCTGATCCAGCATCTGGAGAACCTGTTTATGTTAGAATTGCTAGAAGTGTTACTGCAACTACTACTTGGGGATTTAGAATTAGTGCTACTGTTAAAGCTGTTACTCCACTTGATGCTGCTGAAACTAGTTTTACATTACAAGTTAGTGATAATGAAGATGACTCTACTGTTGGTTCTTACTTTGCTACAAAAGAAATTTCAAATGGTCAATGGCACTTTTATGAATTTAATGTTGATAATGGAGATTTAGGTGGATACAATACCTTATTTCTTCAAGTTTATAATCTTTATTGTGATTCTAATGACTCTGAAAATTTGAGAGTTTATACATCATTTGAAGAAGATTCTAATGGTCTTATTTCTGTTGCAAGACCAAATAGATGGCCAACTGATGCTTGTGCTGTTACATTTGAAAATGCTCCTACTTCAAATTCAATTAATAATTGGTGTAATGTTTGGGGTGGAACTTTTAGAGTTGCAATTTATGCTGAATATGGAATTCAACTTTATGATAATCCTCTCCTAGGAGTAACTTATCCTGCTGTTTATTCAATTTATTTTGAAATTGATAAGAAAGCTACACCTGAAGAACTTTCACTCAATTGTGAAAATGCTGTTTTTGGTAATTCTTACTATGTTGTTAGACCAGATGCAAGTAATAGAGGTTCTAGATTAGAATTTATTTTCAGAGATTTAACTGGAGACGCTATTCCAACTTTATGGGTTTCTAAAAATGCTAATCCTTATGAAAATACTAATAATTGTGCTTGGGGACAAACTACTCTTCTTGAACCATACACTACTATTCCTGGTGATTATTTCTGTTCTCTTGATTATGAAGCTGCGACTGACCTATTAAAGAAAGAAGCAACTCTTGCTTGTTTTTCTGTGCTGTATAATGCTCCTGATCATGATTTAGGCTATTTAAGTTTAGCGGGTTGTGGTCTTGCT